TGCATAAGCCTGAGCATCTGATTCAATCAGGCAGTTAACATGACATTCCGCAATCACGCCACCGGGTTCTCCTTTCTATTTTTGGCAAACAAAAACTCCTGTTAAATTGCCGTGCTGGTTAACAGATGTATGCCCTACGATGTAGCTTCCTTTAGTTGCTTTCTCTGCCTTTTCACGCAGTGCCTGATAGTCAATCTTGCTCATTTTTCTCTTCACTCCGGTATACAAGGATTACTACGCCCCCTCTGCTAATTGCGCGAGCTGGATCCCCTGGTTCCATGCCGTCAATACCGAAGGCTTCGAAAAATGCATCTATTGCCTTTTGGCGTTGCTCCTGCTTACGGCGTTTATTCCATTTTTTCATGAACAACAGTGACAGCCATCGTCCGCTGCAGAACATGATGTAGAAATAACCAAGGAGCGCTAGGCCGGTGTTCAGGGCTGTATCGATCGTTATCGTGGTGTTGATGTTCACTTCACACCTCTCTGTTTGTTGATAAGTTCAATATCCTGCTGGCAACTGGCGCAAGCTCTGCATCCACGAACAGCCAGGTGTCGCCGCTCATCTATCGGATCGCCACACTCGCAACAATGAGTAGCAGATGGGGCATTACTATCGGATTTGTATTTTTGCAGGGAGAGATTGCGCTGCAATTCTTCGATTTCAGCGGCGTTGTCGATGATATCTGCCATTTTCCTTTCCTTCAGGCATGAAAAAAGGAGCCGAAGCTCCTTTGGTTTTAGAATTCGAATTGCCTTGCCCGCAGGCTTTTCAGCATTGGTCTGGCCCGCTGAACTACGAAACTCGACTGGTCAAGCCGTGCCGCCTCTCTCAGTAGCACATCTCTGTTCTTCGTCACCATGTAGATGGTCTCAAACGCAATGTCATACAGCTTGTTCGTGTATGAGGAGTTCAGCTCTTTCATGATCGGATACAGGTGTTTGCTGAGGTCCTGGGCTTTTTCCATCCAGAGTTGCATGTAGCAGAGGAGGATGATTTCCTCGTCTGTGAATTGTTGCTGTGGTTCTGCTTGTGCCGACTGCATGTTGCGAAGTTTCTTTTCGCACTCGATGAAGTATCTGCGTATCTGTCGGCCTTTTTCGTTACGCTCTACCATCGCCGTTTCTTTGGCTGTATCGAGGGTAAGGTGGTAGTCTTTTTTCCCTCGCCCATAACCTATTTCCCGTTTCTGGGAAATAGCTATATAGTCCTGATTTTCAACGAATCCGTACTCTTCAATACGTTCTGTAATCCACGATGCAAAGCGTTTACCTACTCCAAGAAAAGTATGTAAATCACGGGCATTAACGAGAAGAGTGGTTTCGTTGGCGATAGTGCCGTTGAATACGGGGATGAGTTGACTGGTCATGATGACCTCCTTTGAAGTTTTAGTTAGCAATCACCAGTTAGTGGCTGGTGATCGGGTGTCAACTAGAGCCTTCAAAGATGCTCCGGGCATATTCCCCTTGCGGGTATTGTATTACGCCTCTCCACCCGACCTTTGTACGGATGTGACTATGCCAAATTGCAGGCATAAAAAAGCCGCAAAGCTATCGGGTGCGGATGACCGCTTTGAAGTTCTAGTGCGGTCAGTATGCGATAGCTCTGGCGGATTTGTCAAATCATGTAGGCCTTATCTTGCTGTAAGCCGCGCCATTCGGGCTTTTCCCCAGATTTGGGGGAAACTATCTGCGAAGTATTCACCTTTGACGGCAAGTTGCAGGTTAGCCACGGTTAACCTCCTGCGGCGGTTCTGGTAGCGGCATCCAGTGTGTTACCTGCTCAACACCATTGCCCGGCTTAATCGTTGCTTCTCCTCGCCGAAAGGTGCTTCCGGTATAGCGTGCGGAGCATATTAGCGGCTCAACCAGATCACTATCGAAATTCACCGAAATAAGTACGTTCTGATTCTTTTTCGGCATTCGCTCACTACAGCTTATCCAACTATCCGGAGTTACCGGATAGTTGCCCGATAGTGCATTCTGCTCCAGTGATGCTTTTACAAACCACGCTGCCTGAACTATAACGCCATGAATCCAGCGCAAATCAGCATCGCGATCTTTCTTTTTCATCTTTTCGCCACTTAAGGCCTTGCTTATGTGGCTGCGTACCAGGTCTTCATGTAATTCCTTCGCCTCCTCAATGGTGAAACCACCAGGCAGAAGAGCCGGAGTTACCGGAGAGCTGGTTGACGCTTCCGGGATTTTCCGAAAATTATTGGTTGACGAATCTTTATTTTCCCGAAAGTTTCCGGACTGAAGCATGGCTTCGCGGCAATCGTTCCAGCCTGTAGCGTATGCAGCCGCTTTGCTGCTGCCTTCAACTGGCGCATCCTGCCAATACATTTCTTCCGGCACTATCGGCGCTGGAGGGGCGGCAAATAGATATCCGCCAAAGTCAGGAAGCTCTCTAATGGCCTGTACGAATTTTTGTTTGCCTACGTCAACCCCTAATGGGTAATGAGCTATAATCTTTGCCACCGGCTCTGCTTCCAGCGATGCCAGCGCAATCCGTGCCAGTTCCATTTGTTCACCACGGGTAAGCCCGTTTTCAAGCGGATTTTTAATGAACA